TCAGAACGTTTCAAGTCAAGTCCCATAGCTTTAACTTTACCAGGCTTACCTTCGATATCACGGCGTTCACCATCATCATCATAGATAAGCATAGCATAACGTTTCTTCTTAATAAAGATTGCTGATGTTGCTAAGTTCTCACGTCCTGCAGCAATGATTTCACCTTGCTTGCGTGGACAATTAAAGAACTCTTTCATAAAGTCAGGGAAACTTGCGTTTACTTGATCTGCGATTTCGTCATACATCGTAAGAGCAATCTCTTTATCCCATTCAATCTCACCGCTATCAATCTCTTTACTGTATGATGGATACATTGAATAATAGATAGAGTCCGTGTCACCATAGATAACTGATTTGCCTTTGTAGTCATAAGTACCGTCGATCACTTCATTTGTCTTAGAACCCATGTGACGTGTGATACAACGACCACTAAGAGTAGTTGACTGACCGATACGCTTATCATAAAAGCGACACCCTTGATTAAGGATCGCACCATACAAACTGTTCAAGTTAATCTTTTTGACTAGCTGTCGTTTATCCCAGAAAGCGATTTCTTCTTTATCGCCCTTTTCAATGGCTTTCTTCTTATTAGCTTGTAGTACTTTACGTTCTGCATACCAACGTTCAAGTAGACTAGGAATAATACCTTGTACATCTTGCTTAAAGATAGTTCCGTTAGCACTGATTGCCCAAGGAAGGTCTCCACTGAATACCAAATCAGAGATTTCAGCACCAGTTAGTTCATGTGAGGAGCCATCTTCCATATCAAGTGTTATGATTTGTGTCTTATCTTTTTCATTTAGTAAACGAAATTCTTCTGTAGAGAACGTATCTTCCCATGCTTGCGCAGCACCAAAGCCTTTGTTTTTACCACCACGACCATTGCGTATGCGTGTCTGGATCATTTCATCTGTCAAGTCAGGACGAAGTTGTGCAGTGATAGTTTCTGGAGACATATTTAACGCACGAATGATAGAAGGATATAGTGAGTTAATATCGATACCCGCTACCCACTTCTGTAATCCCTTTTGTGGATCTGCAACAAAAGCACCAGCCGCTTTCTGTGCTTCTGCCGCTTCCTCTTCTTCACGTGTAGGTTCGTAATCATCGTCTTCTGTGTCCCATGATCTACGCTTACGATCTGGAACAACCATGCCACGTCTATGTGCTTCGTTGATAATAGCTGATTCAGTCACAGCAACAGCACCCATAGTAGTTTGAATGTTAACAGTATTATCGTGTGCAATCTCGTTTGCAAGATCAATGAAGCGTAGCTTCTTATCTAGGTTATCAAGTAGTGCAGTATCCTGTCTGTTATATTCAATGAACTTGTAGAAGTCTTGATTGTATAACTGATCTAGTGTACCTTCGTAAGCAATCTTACGTTCATCAAGTTCGTATTCACCGATAGCATCAAGTGAATATGAATGCATTTCATGATATGTATATTTGCGATATAGTTCAAGATAATCGAGGTGAATACGACCAAGCAAGTTGTAACTTGTTTGCTCTTTACCAAATTTGATAAGTTTCTTAGGAGTAGGATACAAGTCCCATAGGCATAGCTTACGTGTATGAGACTTGCTCAACACACGCACAATGCGATTAAGAGTGTATGGAATATCGAAGCCTTCACTGTTCCAACCACTAAGTACATCTGCATCTTCGATAAGAGCTAAGAAGTCATTCAACAAATCTGCTTCGCTGAGATACAAGAACGTATCTTCAAACTTATCACATAGTCGTTGTGCTTCATCTAGTCCATCACCTTCACGCATATGCTCTGGTGGAATAACGAATGTTACGAGTTGTCCAGTCCATTGTAACGCTACTGTAATTGCAGTAATCGGCATGAACGGATCTTCGGGCGGAGCAAAGCCACGTGCAGCATCGAAGTCTACCTCGATATCGAAAAACGCTACATTCAACTTAGGAGAATCCTTGCCAAGATAATTTTCAGCAAGACATCTAATCTCTGGCTTGATATCACTCTCATAGATTTTTCTATCAGAATGCATACGTAGTTCTTTATGCAAGTCTTTCTTACGTTTGACTTTTACTTGTCGAACTTTCTCACCGTGAATACTTCGGTGACTGCCACTATCGTCACGTACATAGAACGTGCGCCAAGCAGGATAATCTTGATAGATTCTCTTGCCATTAACACGCTCTACAACTTGTACGATATCTTTATCTTTGTTGTAGTATGCGTCTACATAACTCATTTATAGTGTGCGTCCTACTGTCTGGAGTACTGTTTCTACATCTTCGAAGTCTTGTTTTGCTTCTTGCAAACGTGCTTTGTGTGCAATTGAGATTGCTTTATTGAGTACAGCTGGTTTGATATCCAACTCTTCTGCAATTGCTTTTACTGTATCTTTTAGTCCGCCTTTAAGGTCGTCTACTTCTTGCAGTACTGAACATCCTTCGTCTACAAGTTGCTTTAGTTTTGCTTTTTCTTCGCTTGAAACTGAATCTAATGACATGTTAATCTCCTCATATGGTTATAAAAAAAGGAACTCTAAATTGAGTTCCCTTTAATATAACACAGAGGTGTTCTTATGTCAATAGTTATTTTTGGATTTTATCTATCCATTTCACTTAGACGAATTGCTAACGCATCGATTTTATCCATCTCTGCGTCTGAAAGTTGATCCATTGGCTTAGGAGCAGATTTCAGTTTGATTTTAGTCCCACCTACAGAGATTGTATCGCCCTTTTTCTTTCCTGCCTTTGCCGCTTTGTCTAGCTCTTTGTAGAATTCATTATATTCCGAGAAAGATTGACGTGAACTTGTACTCATAATTTTATTTGCCATTTCTTCTGCTTCACCAGCGAATGCACTTTTTGCAACACCCTTGATGCCCGCACGTGTCGCCGCACCTTTAATGCCTTTTGACATTGCCGCTCTTGCAACACCGCCTGCTACAGCGCCTACTGCTGGAAGAATTTCATCTAGCTTGCCTTCTTTTAATGCGCCCATTGCAACTTTAGCAATCTTCATTAAACCTGTACGAGTGTTAAGCATTTTTTCAATTTTAGCTTTGTTATCATCGTTTACTTTAGCATGTACTTGTGTGATAGCTGATGCTGTGAACATGTCTACTTTTGAAGAACCGTCATCAAACTTAATTGATTTTGCTTGCTTGTCATCTACAATGCTTTGTAGTTGATCTAGTACTGATGCTTTCGCTTCATTAACTGACTCTGCCATAACAATATCATAACCAATGCGCTTTAATTCAGCGGCTAGTTTTGCGTATTCTTCTTTTGATGCTGGTTCTAAGTCAGTAATCAATGACTTAGATGCGTCACCATGCTGACCAATTTCCATGTATGAAGTAATCAGTCCACGACCCTGTTCTTCTTCTGGGAACAATGCAATCACATCACCATTATCGAATTTTCTAAAGACTACTTTAACTGTATCATCACCTTCGTTTACTGACTCTTCCCATGGAGCTTTCTTTAGAGATACCTTTTTAGGTTTCTCACCACGTTCTGTTTCTGCTTTATCTAGCGCACGTCTAATTTTTTTCTCATCTGCATCTGATGCTTCAGTTGTTTTCTTTTTCTTATTATGTTGGTCTTTGATACGTCCGATTTCTTCTGCTGAAGCGCCTTTGCCTGCAGCTGATTGAATCTTTTTCATACCTTTTTCTCCGTACTTCTGTTTGCCCGCCTTATAAAGAATACCACTCTCATTAGTCTTGCGCTTTTCTGCCGCACACTCATCACATGTATCAATGTCGCCGTCAGTTTCATCTTTGATCCAGTCACAATCTGCACAACCTTTTGTACCTTCGTTTACTGATTCTTCAATTTCTGGCTCATTGTCCATAACCGCAGCATAATCTTCCATGTCACTGTCACCTGGCATGTCATCTTCTGCTGGAGTTTCCATTTCCATATCTCCCATTGGATCTACCATCATCTCTGGTTCTGATCCCATGTCATCCATACCCATATCGTCTGGTCCGTTCGTCATATCGGTAGGAGCTATTTCTGTAGATGTTGATCCACCTAATTCTAGTGTATGCATTCTTGCAGATAATGAATCTGACATACGTGTATATGCATCATATGATTTGTTATGTTGGTCAGCAAATGTCAATGCTAGTTCGTGTACTGCATCCCTTGGATTTTTTCCTGATTGCAATTCTTGCATCAATTGTTCCGTTGCTCGGTTTAAATAATCTTCGAATTCGTCATTCGAGATTACAAAGTTTTCAATAAGTTGTGACAGTTTCATTGTTTTGCTACCTTTTAATCATGTTAGTTTTGACAGGGTTTTTATACACCAGATTACCTACATCTGAAGAATATCCCATCTTATGTTTCTTTTTCTTTTTTGCTGGCTTTTTAGCATATATGCTTGCCGCAGGATCACCGCCTCCTAAAGAGGTATTTACACTGGCAAAAGAGCCAGCAAAAGTTTCGGATATGATCTCATTAATTTTCATAATAGTATTTATCATTAAAGTTATTTTATGAAGATTTTTATAGTCCAACTAGATCGTTATAGTGCGGAAACACTTCAGAAAAATCTATATTGCGTCTTTTTTCTAACATTGAGAATTGTTTATGCGCCCATATCCTTTGTTTAGTAGTTACTTCACTATCTACCATGTCTCTTACTGTTTCCAATACTGACACATATCTATCTTTTTGATAAGTTTTATGATTAAACTCATTTTTAAAATAATCTATTGATTCTTGTACGTTTTGTTTGTATTTCTTATCTAACATGCGTACTCCCATGTGTGATGGATTATCAACCCAATTAGTATGAAAGTATACAGACCGATCTTTTCCTTGTGGATGTTTCTTTAATTTCTCATTTAAGTAAACAAGGTAATCCTTAAAATAAGGAAGACTTAATGAATTGTGTGCGATACCAAAACCGTTAGTTAAGTTTGTTAGTCTACTTCCTGAATCTAAAAACTTACCTAAGTTTTCGTCCCATTTGTCCCAAGACATACCCCATCTTATTAATTCATTTTTTCTTCCAATTGCTTCACCTGATAATTGCATCATATAGTGTATATTAGGAGTACGTTCTACTAACTCAATAAATCTTTCGAATTTTTTATCTGGAAAGTTTAAGCTAGTAGTTACATTAATAACAATTCTTTGCTTATCTGATTTAGTATCATTTAGATTTACTAAGAAATTCTCCATAAATCTATACATATGATCTGTAAAGAATGGTTCTCCACCTAATAGACTAAATGCTACATACTCTTGTTTATGTAAATCTTTCTCCCACCATTCATTTAAAATATCAATAGTTTTATCAAACATAGCATCGTCAGTATCAGGCATTCGTCTTTTTAACTCTTTCTGCCAACGAGTACTATTGCCTTCCCAACAATATGTGCATGCCATGTTACACTTATTCGTTAATTCAATTTCAATAAATCTAAACATGTTGCGATCTTGCATATCTTGATTAAATGCAATTGCTTTTTTAGGGTGATTACTAGCGGAGTTAAGTCTATTCTTCCACATCGGAT